CTTTTCCGATTGGCCGCCGCACGTCTGGTCGGTGAACGGTTCGCTCCTGCCCCCGGCTTGCAACTATCGGCGAATCCTGCGACGCACGACCCGCCCAGTCGTCGCAGGCCGATCGTGATGGTGGACCTGGTGCTGGGCGAGGAGCTCCCGGGACACAGCCGCCTCGACCGCCCGCGCCGCCTCCGCGACCTCATCGGTCCTGACGGCCGCCGGGGGCTGGCAGCAGCTCGCCACCCCGAGCAGCGAGGCCGTCCGGTGCGCGGCCACGAGCTCGAGGTCGTACTCGACCGTCGCGCGCACCGGCTCGCCGTCGACCACGTCCAGCACCCGCCCGCCGGCGTCGTAGTTCATCACCTCGACCGCCGTCCCCGTGCCGATGTGGGGCAGATCGACCAGCCGGTGACACCTGGCCGGCAGCCGCCGCTGGCCGCAGACGAAGACGTAGGCCAGTTCGACGCCGGCTGCCGCCTCGAAGGCTCGGACGCTGCGGCCCGTGCCGTGCAGATCCACGAACAGGGCCCCGGAAGCGATCGACTTGACGTATGTCAGGTAGTCGCGGCTCGGTTGCGTCAGGGCCTGCCGGCTCGACCAGAACGTCCCGACCTCGATGTCCTGCCAGAAGCGCCGGTAGGCCTCCTGGAGGAGCAGGGTGTCCCTGGAGACAAACAACACCCGTTTGGGTCTGGCCGCCTCGACGTACTGCCGCACCAGGGCGGCGGCCAGGATCAGGAACCGGACGTTCGCCTGGGCGGCCGAGGCCCATGCGCGAAACGCCGGGCCGTCCTCGGCGTAGATGTTCTGGAGCCGGGCCGCACGCATGGCCGCGGCGACCTCCCACCGGCCAGAGTCCGCCAGTGCCTGCTCTTCGCGCGCCTGGCGTCCGTTCGTGTAGGCCTCGGCCTTGTGGCCCGCCCGGCGCGGCTCAAGGTAGTCGCTGCGGTGGTTGTCGCCGACATGCACTTCCGCCGCGGCGGCCGCCGGCGTCTTCCACCAGGCCCCGGAATGCTTGCCGTCCCAGCTCGTCACGATCTCGACCGACCGCGGGATCCCGATCCGGCCGGCGAGCTCGCGGACTTGGGACGCGGAGAAGTAGGTGTCCGAGACGATCCGGTCGCCGGGCCGGACGCGGCGGACGTTCTCCAGGATCGGGAACGCCGCGGCCAGTTCGGCCTGCCACTCGCGCTCCCGCAGTTCGGCGACCCGCGCGGCCGGCCAGCCGGTCAGGGCCTCGAGTGACCGGAAGATCCCGGGCCAGGTTTTGTCGCTCTTGATCTCGGCGAGCTGCCGGACCCGCCGATACTCCTCGCCGCCGACGTGGTCGAACAGCCGCCAGGGCTCGTGGCCCGTGGCGCGGCCCGACAACGTGTCGAAGAAGTCCCAGCTCGTCACGGCAGGCCCTCCACCTCGGCCAGGCACGCCGCGTAGCCGGCGAGATCCACGGGCGTATCCGAGGACTTGCTGGCCCCCTGATGCCGGGCGAGCTTGTCGAGGATCATGATCTGGGCCCAGTCGGCGACGGTCAGCGGCTCGCGGAGCTTGTGCCCAAAGATCGCGTTCACGGCCGCCACCGTCTTCGCGAAATGTTCCGCCGGCGGGCCGTAGGTGCTGCGGCGCTGGCGGACGGTTCGGCTCGCGAGCTCGAGCAGCTCCTCGGCCTTCGAGTACATGTTCCCGGCTGTTGGGCTGCCTTCGATTACGCTCACGGTCTCTCCTCGTTGTTCGCGGATCAGGGCCAGAGCGAACGAGGCTAGAGTCCCGCTGTCCCCAGTCCAGCAGTTCCGCGACCCGAACCGGCGGGCGAGCTGCTCCGCGGCCTCGAGGTCCGCGGCCGTCATGACGTGCGGACGCTCCCGTCGAGCATCACGCGGAAGTTCTGGACGTCGAACGCCCCGCCCTTGTGGACGGTGGCGATCGCGAATCCCCAGTTCCAGCGGTTGATCCGCGCGTACTCGGGCGTCAGGTCGCACAGGCAGCCGGTCGACCAGCAGGCCGTCTCCTTGTGCCACATGTCGCTCTCGGCGTGGTTCGAGCTGCGGTGCGAATGGCCCACCAGGCCGGTCGACAGCGTTCGCAGGAACACGCCCCGGGCTGGGTTGACCGGCGCGGCCATGCCCTTCGGCAGCTCGTGCCCGTGCAGGACCGGCAGCTTCCCCAGCATCACCGGCCGCTGGTCCTCGACGAGCGTAATGCCGACCTGGTCCAGTTCGAGCCACGCGCCCAGGCTCATCCGCGGATCGTCCGAGATCTCGGCGGCGTGCTGCCAAAGCCAATGGTTCCAGCGCTCCTCGTGATTGCCGGACTTGAACACGATCGGGATCTCGGGGAACTCCTGGCGGATCCACGCCAGGAACCCGCGGACAGCGTCGAGCTCGCCCTTGAAGTCCCGCTGGCTCGGGTCCTTCATGTAACGCGAGATCGCGTAGAAGTCCGCTATGTCGCCGTTCAGTAGCAGCCCGGCCAGGCCGTGGGCCTTCAGGTGGTCGACCGCCGCCCGGACCGCGACCTCGGAGTGATACGGGACGTGGACGTCCGAAAGGATCCCGACCGCCCCGATCACGTTCATTCGGTGCGGCGTCCAGGGCTCCGCGATCGAACTCGGCATTGCCCGCACCTGGCCTGGCACGCGGGGCTCCCGGGCGTTCGCTGTTTTCTTGCGGTGCGGTTTTCCGTTCTGCCCAAACTGGAACCGGATCCGCGACCGGGCCTGCTCGAGCGTGATCGCGTCGTTCGACTCCGCGACCAGCCGCCGGGCCAGGCTCTTCGCCGGGGCGTCTGGGTGAGCCTTGACCAGCCGGGCGGCCATCGCCGTGATAGGGTCTGCCATGCGTCCTCCGTGACGGGGCCCCCTGGGTGTAACTCAGGAGCCCGCTGATTCCACCGGCTGCCGCACCCGGACCCGTCTCGCGCCCGACGACCCAGGCTGCCACCAGCGGGCCGGAACGGGTTTCCCGGACACGTCGCTCGCCTGGTCCTCGGCCTGCCCGCAGAGCCACTCCGCGGGCGCGTACGCGGCCAGCCGGCCGTCTCGCTGGATGCGGCCGAACTGGTGGTCGACGTGGTGCCTGTCCCGCCAGCGGTCGCTCGAGCAGAGCCAGCGGTAGGCCGCCTGGAGGCCGTCGGGGCCGCGGAGCGCGTAGGCGTGGGTCCGGTTGATGTTGCAGCCCAGAACGACGCCGTGGCCCGCCGGGAACGCCTTGGCCAGGTGTTGGCCGCCGAGGTAGGCCTGGCCCCAGTCGGCCGGCAGGGCCTCGAGGAACGCGATCGCCTTGGGCGTGAAGTCGTCGACGAACGTCGCGTCGTCCTCGAAGATCAGGACCGACTCCAGGCCTTCGCAGATCGCGTCCTCGATGATCCGCAGGTGAGAGCGGTAGCAGCCCCAGGCCCCGGGCGTGGTCTTCCACCAGTCAGGCGGCTGGCAGACGAGGCCGTCGACGGCCGGCTCGACCTGGAGTTCAGCCGCGAGGTACTGGCTGGCCGCGGCCAGCCGGGCCCGGAAGGCGGCCAGCCGGTCTGGCCTCCGGGCCAGCGTCACGACGACGACGCGGTCGAAGCGCATCATGCGACAGCCGGCTCGACCGGCCCCCACTTGCCGACGGGGCAGGACTCGTTCGCCCACGCCAACTTTGACACTGTCTTCACCGTTCGCACCAGCGGGCACCCGCACTTTGAACACGCCCCCGCCCGGAAGAATTCGCATCGCTCGCAGATGGCGTAGCGTGCGTCGATCTGCTCTTGCGTGGCGGTCTTCATGCCTGTCGCAACGTGCCGGGCTGCTGAGGTGGCGAAGTTCTGGGCGCGAGCCAGTAGCGACGGCATCGAATGGCCGGGCTTAAGCTCGCGCGGGTATGCCGCGTGATCAACGTCCACAGTTATAGTGTCGCCGTCCTGGGCGACGATGCACGGCCGCACCTCGTCGATCGTGTAGCCGCGATCGCGGCAGCGTTCCTGGAGGTGATGAAGTTTGCAGGAGATCATGGGAGCGGGTTACAAACTCCTGCGGCCGTCCACGTTCCGCCCTCGGCCAGACAATCAGCCTCGGAGACTGGCGAATAGCATTGCGGCTCCAACTTCTCGTCGAGGAGCTCGCAGGAGCCACAATTACATGGCGCAGTCGTTAGTTTTGCCTTGAGTACCGTGCCGGACTCGCCAGACAGGAAGTCGATCAGCTCCTGCAAGCATGGCACTTGTCCGGCGGTGCCTTCGTAATTGTCGGATACGGAAATGAACGACCACTGCTCGGAGCGTTCGTAAGTTAATTCTGCTTGTGTGAAATTACAGTTTCCAAATG